ACTTGTTTTTAATACCTGTGCTAATTTATTTTGTAATACATAAAAGTATGAATTAGCATTTAAACTTCTTTTCTCGTGATATGGTTTTACTTCATACATTCCATCAGGTTGCATTGATAACCATACCATGCAATTTTTTATACTACCTATCACTAGTCTAGGAAACTATCATCGATATTTACACTTTGCCCATATTCAGCATAAGGATCTTCTTGTGTTTCTTGTGTACTCTCTTGTGTTGTTTTACTTGATAAATACTCAATATGATTTGCTAATACATAAGTCTTATAACCTTTTGTACCATCTTGTTTCGTATAAGTTTGTGTTCTTAATGAACCCTCAACACTTATAAGACTACCTTTACTTTGGTATTTTGTTAAATTCTCTGCTTGTTCATTCCATACTTGAACATTGATAAAATCTGCATTTTCTTTATCTCTATTTACTGCTATGCTAAAATCACATACTGCTTTATTTGTACTTGTATAACTTAATTCTAGGTCTTTACTAATACGACCAACTAAACATATTCTATTCATAATTTCCTCCTAACAAAATCTTAATCTTTTAATATCTAATCTTTTTTCAAATTCTTTTATATCTTTACATTTCCAATTTATACTTAATGTTCTAAATCTTCCATCTTTTCCTGCTATTACTAAATCAGGGTACATTCTTAATAAATCACTCATTCTAGCTGTTGCTTCATACCCTACAAAATACTTTCCACTTTGAAAGTCTGTTGCTTTCCATTCCTTTTTAAATCTATTTTCTAACATTGCTTTTAATATAATATCACATTGGCTCATAATTAATCCTCCTTTAATATAATTAATTTTCCTTTATCATTTTTGGGTAGATGTATCATAATGTAGTTTTTAATTTTAATCCCTGTTAATTCATATACTGCTTTACTATACATCGTTTCTTGTTTTAAACATTTTTCTTTATTGTTCTTAGTTGCTTCACGATATGTTTTAAAATCTACTATGCTTGGTTCACTTAATAAATCTTTATTCTTTTCTATAAGGCTTATTGCCTCGTAGAACTCTCGTGTATCTCCTAATATTCCTTCTTTGAAATACAATTCTAATTCTTTATGTATTTCATGACCTCTATCACATGCTTGTTGTAATATAAATGGATCTACATTTTTATATGTTCCATCATCTAATAATTTCGTGACACTTGGTAATGTTTTACCATTTAATGTATATGTATGTGTTTCTTCGTTGAATTCTAATTCAGTAGTGATGTTCGGTACACCACACAACAGGTCTATTGTTCCTGCATATAAGTTTTTGTAGTGTACCATAACTTCACTTTGATAATTATTCTTCTCCAATTAATTCAGCTGCTTCTTTTTTAGAAAGGTCACTCAATTTTTTCTTGTTGCAATCTCTTAAATAATCTTTTATATCTGTTTCATCAAAATCTCCTGTTGATAACATTTCTTTAATATAATCGATTTGTTCTTTTGTTGCTTTTTCTTCTTGTGGTTCATCTACCCTTTTTGTGAACTCATCTGCTTCACTGTCTGAATAAACACCCCAATAAGCAATTTTACTATTTTTAAGTATTACACGATCCATGCATCTTTTTAATGCCATAGCATATGAATAAGCATTTTTACAATTCTTATCATTTACTTCTCCTACTTCATATATACCTTGTTCTTCACAACAATATGTATATACTAATGAATTTTTATAACCATCTTTATCTAAACTCATACATTGTGGTTTAAATTTTAATTTATCTTCTAAATGGTCGTTAATTTTTAAACAACCATCGTGGCTTATTATAAGTCCACTATACATTGCTTTTTCGCCATTAGCATAGGTATTAACTAAAATCCAGAAGTCGCTTTCTTCTAATACACCTTTATATTCTTCACTTTCTAATAATTTAATTATTTTAGCTTTTGCTTCTTTGTATTTTGGTGTATGTAATTCTACTGGCACATTTTTACCATTGATATATTCTTTTTCTTTTTCTCCAAATGTATATTTTTCTTTCATATATTTACTCCTTTCTCTTCTTTTTGTGGTTGGTCTACTAATCTACCAACTAATATTGTTTGATTTAACATATCTCATACCTCCTATTCGTTAAATCTTATGTAGTATCTCTACTACAATTTAATTATATAATATTTTTTTAAATAAATCAATATTTTTTTAAACTTTTTTAAACTTTTATTTTTTCTTAAATAATTTACACTTTAAATATATTATAAATATATGGCTATTTAATGAATAAATACCCCTAGATTTAATGAAACATAAAAGATAGTATAAATATACTATCTCTCTTTAAATGGCTTATTTTAGGGTTTTTATTGCATTATTTATTTTAGCTTGTAAATTTTCTTTATCTTTTTTTAAATTTTCTAATTGCTTTTGTAAATCTTTGCTATTTAATAACTCTTTTTCATATTTTTGTTTATAGTCATTGCTTGAATATGGAGATAAATAACTTTCTCTACACCAACCTATTGTGTTTAATTCGTATGGATATTCTCCATTTGATACATTAGATATAGTCCACACATAATCGTGATATTCCCCTGTTGTAGCACTTCCTGTGTCTTTTGATTTATGTAACCAACCATTTAATGTTACTATGTCACCTTTTTTGAATTTATATGTAGGATTAGAATATTCTAAACATTTGAATTTTCCGTGATGTGTCCAACTATATACTTGTCTACCATTAGAACTTCTTTGACCTTGCATACCTATGTCACTCAATAAAACTTTATTGTCCCAAGCAGATGTTGCTTCGGCTACTAATCTATTGCCTATATAGATACCTATATGTCCATCCATCCATACAAGTTCACCACGTTCAATTTTAGCAAAATCAGTTGATTTATCATAGCAATATTCTTCAAACATTTTATTAGCACCGACATCTGGCAATCCGTTTGTACTTTCTCCTTGTGCTGGGAATACTACTCCACCTCTACGATAATTAGTATCACCACACCAACCCCAAATAATTGCTTTAATTAAACCACAACAATCAAAAAACCATAAATCTCCGTCGTGTTCACCAACTCCACCAAGTCTATATTGTGTTCTATAATTTCTTGCTATATTTTCGGCTGTATTACAAAATTGGTCTACTTTCATATTATTCATCTCCTTTGTCTTTTCTTTTAGTAAAATAAAATGTGTACACCATTGTTACATATACTAGGAAATCTTTACCATCAATTTTATTAGCAAAGAAGCCATAAATTAATGCTATTGTAATTCCTAATGTAATAATTGATTTTAAGTCTATTAGTTTTGCTATTCTTTCTTTCATAACAATACCTACCTTTCTATCTATATTATACCATTGCATAGAAAAAGTAGCAAATTTATGCTACTTATTTTATTCCATATACCTTTAAATGTCCAGCCCAACCAGTTGTTCCACGCGTTAATGTATTACAATAAATATGTGTTGCATCAGCAAAATACATATCAGCAAACATATATACACTAGTGCTTTGAAATACTGATAAAGCACATCTATATAAATTATTAAATCCTTGTATTTGTTCAACAGGTATATATTGTCTATTCGCATTTTCAAAAGTACTAGCACTCGTTAAAACTAACATTATATACTTGTAATTTGTAATTGCATCACTTAAAGCATAAGATGTACTAGCAGTTAATGTTGTATCACCTAACAATTGTGTAATTATTGGAGTATTATCAAAATTCTTATATGGTGTATATGGTGTTGCTTCTGAACCAACTTCTAATTGCACTTTTGTTCTATATGTAGTTCCTGAAGTGGTATTATTTATACCAAATCTTAATGTTATATATTTAGTTCCCGCTGGTATATCATAACTACCACTTGATAAAGCCCTAAATACATATCCTAATGATTTTTTTGAACTATCATATCTTGTTATATAAGTTTGATTAAATAAAGGATTAGTTAATGTATAAGATATACTTGACATTCCTTCAACATCTATTAAAATACCCCTATCATCAGCATAATTATCTCCTGTATTTTTTATATTTCCAAAATAGATAGCAGTTCCTGTTGCTGTAAATACAAATTCATCATCTTCCATATTCAATGTTGCTTGATATAGTGCTATATTAGTTCCATTATTTGTTTTAGTTGGTATAAATAAATTTTTACATTTAAAATCATTAGCATAGAATGTTGTGTTTTCTTTTACATACCCATTTTCTTCTTTGATTATTTTTTTGTATGGTGTATATGGTGTTGCTTCACTACCTTTTTCTATTTGAATATTAACTTGACCATCATATAATTTAAAATATAATCCTATATCAGTTTTTTCACTTAATTCAAATGTCTTACTAGCATAATCTACATTGTTAGCATTAAAATTAGCAAAGAATGTATCATCTGTTTTATAAAACCTAAATAATCCACCACTAGAATTAGTTATTTTATGTTGAAATTTTAATGATATTGTATAAGTTCCCGGCTCTAATGTAAGATAATAGTTTGAATTAGCATAATTCCAACTTCTTGTATCAGTACTTGGATTTGTACTATATACTTTAGTTCCATCATAAGTTATTCCAATGCTTTTAGCAGAAGTTGAAAGTAATACTTCATCTAATAAATTTTTACAATTAACATCATCTACTACTATGCTACCCATTGCATTTGTACCTTGTAATGACCCATTTACTACTGATTTAATTTCATTTATATCGGTATCTTTAACTTTATTAATATCTGGAATACTAGGATTTTCATTTAATGCCACTTTATCGGCGAATTCTATTATTTTTTGCATATTTTTATTTCCTTTCTAATAAAGTAATTCTTGTTTCATGATCTTCTAATCTTTTATCATGCTCTTTTAATATTACTTTATCTTCTTCTAATAATTTTGATATATTATCTATTGTTATATTTAATTTTGTAATGCTTGAATTAAGTTTAATTATTGGTGATATAATTGCTATCATTGTTACTATAAAACCTGCTAAACTAATTATTAATTTATCATTCAAACTTTCATTTATTTTATTTTTCATTTTTACCCTCCTATACTATTTCTACTAATTGTATTATTTCGTAATATTTGTTAGTTTCTAAATTTGGAGTTATTGTTTGATAAATTGTTGTTTCATCATCACTTATTATATCTATTGTATCAATTGTTTTCCAATCTCCATTATATACTACCATTGTATATGTAGCTACCGTGTTATTAACTATTATATCACCAAAATTAAATATTGTCGAACTTCCATCACTATAATTAATTCTATATTTTGTACTTTTTGAATTATTATAATCTTCATCTCTTGAAATAGAATGATTTAATTTAACTGCACCATTATTATTATAAATTATATTATTTGGATCATTTCTATTACTCATTGTTAAAGTATGAATAAAATTCATATAAAGTGTTTCATATATATTTTTATTATATTCATTACTATCTACTATTATTTCTGCCATTGTTTCAGAAAGTAGAAAACTTAAATTTATTTGAACATCATTTAAATTGACATTTGGTATTTGTAATGTTGATATTGTTGTTGTACCATTTACTTGTTTATTATATAAATTCCTTGCAAAACAAGGTAAATTGTAAGCATGATATTCTTCATATAATATACAACTATTTGGAATAAAGGTATTAGTATTAAAATATTCATACCCATTATAATTATTTTCATTATATACTTCTATGCAAAATTCTAATGAATTATCACTTTCCCATAAATAATAATAAGTATATAAATTATACATTTTAGTTACAAAGAATACATTACTAAAATCATCTATTGCTTGTTGTGGTGTACTATATAATTTTTCTCTTGTTTCTACATATTTAGCAGGGTAAACTGTTCCTTCTATATTTACATTTTCATATATTCTTCCTGTTGTTATAGCATATGATCCAAAATAATTTTCTAATGTATGAATAAATATTTCATTTCCTATTATTTTAATCATTGGAGCTAAATAAATTCCAACTTCTGCTGTCCCTATTGGTGAATTTAATATTTGAATAGAAGTATTTGTAGTACGACTAATTCTATCTACATTTACTGCTCCACCACCCATATAAGATATATAAGTGTACAATGTGTTTTGAATAATTAAATTTCTTACTGCTATATTGTTAGTTGATAATGTAGATGTTTTTATTAAACTCATTGTCGTTGTTTCATCTACTAATATTCCTACTTCTTTATACCAATATGTTGTTCCACTTACAACAATGCAACCCAATTGAAAATATAACTTTTCCCAATTACTAACATACAAATCTTTTGCTTCATAACTATAACCATCGCTATATGTATAATCTACCCATTCATTTCCTTGTTCGATATCTATTTTAAATTTTGTTACAAATGGATTACTTGAGCCAGTAGTTCCATATATCATATATATTGCTTCACTAGGAGATTTTTTACAACCTACTATATCTGAACTATAAGCTTGTGTATTACTATCTATATTATATGCTTTACGAATTTTTATTACATAATTTGCTTGTTCATCTTTTTTAACTACAAAATTATTTAATAATACAACTCTTTTTCTACTATTAAATATATCTATTGCATAAAATTTTCCAGTTTCATCTATATTTAAAGTAATAAATTTACCTAATTTTGTTCCTGAAGAATATCTTTCTATTATTTGAATTGTGTTACCTTTTCCATCTACTAAACATACAAAACCATCATTCCCATGATTTCCATATGCTATTGACATATTTATTTGACTATTATTTGATATTATAGGAAATACATCAATTAATTCATAACTATTATATTTTGTATTTAAATCTTTTATGAAATTATCTGTATTAACATCATGTGCCATTGCTTGTGATACATCTGTATAAGGCTCTTGTAATTCATAATTGCCTGTTAACCATTTTAATAATTCATATTTTAATTCATATCTCATAATTTCCTCCTATTTTATCAATGGACTATTTAATCCACAATTCAATATGTTATCTCCTGTTGCCGTTATTTCAGTTTCACTTTCATCTCTATAAATTATTTCTGTTGTTTTTAATATATCTATATTTCTATCTATATATTCTCCTACACCAATATTTCCACTAGCTTTTGCTCTTTGATTGTCAAAATAATTTATTTCTGCTTCAGCATTATAATTATTTGTTAATTCATATTCATAGAAAATATCTCCAGTTGTTGCTATTATTGTTGTTTTTTTCTTTTTACACATATAATTAGTTTTTAAATTGTTTATAGGTGCATCAAAATAACTTACTTGTCCTACATTTATCAAATCTTTATTATATGTTTTTACTGTTAATTTTACTTCTGCTGTTCCTTTAAATTTTAAATAACTTTCTCCTATTGCCTCTAATTCATCACTAGATAATACATCATTACGACTTTCATATCTTGCAATAATACCATTTCTACCTGTTTGATTTGATATACGATTTATCTCATCATTATTAAGTATTAATTGTCTACCTTTAATTAATGGTGTATATGTTATTTCTATTTCAGTTCCTGCATTATAAGCATCACTTGTTTCATTACTCATAAATTCACTAGTTCCTGGTGTATAATAAAAATCTGCTTCAATTCCTAATTCTTTATCATCATTTGTAGCAAATGTTACAGGTGTGTCATTAACACTTATTCCTTTTATAACGGCAATTTCATTATCAGTTGTAAATGTTTTATTATAACCATCTGCTAATTTGGTTTCATTAAAATCTACATTGCCATACACTTTGTCAGACAACATAACTTGTTTATTACGATAATCATTTGTACTATATGAATATTTTATATCTTGTATATTATTATTTTCATAATATGTACTGTTGTATTGTATATCATCAACTTGTGGCAATAAAGTTGGGTCATAAAAATCTATTGCAACTTTATTTTCATTTAACATACGAGTAGTCCATCTTGTTTGAGATATATCTGCTAAATAATTAAAAACATCATATGCTGTTTTATTTAATGTAGAATAAGCACCTATTATTTCATCATTTAATATTTGTATGTTGCCAACTTGAAAACCATATTGCTTTATAACATCTATTATCATATTTATTGCTTGAGATACTGTTTTGTTATTGATTACAAAATCTAAAGTATCTCCCTCTGATAAAAATGTTTTAAAATCTAATATTTGTATACTACTAAAATGTGGATCTCTTGGATTTAAACTTATATTCCCTGTATTTTTAACTACTCCACAAAATATTAATTCATCATCTTTATATATTAAACATTTTGAATAATCTGGTGGGAAATAGAAACGGCTTGTATAATCATGGTCTTGTTCCCAACTTTTAGGGTAGCAATTATTAAGGACAGTAGAAGAAGTCTTTAACATTTCTTCTGTTATTGTAAATTCTTTATTACATACGACTTCTTCATTATCTATAAACATTCTTATCATATTTACACTCCTTGTCCATAATTAAAATCATTCTTTGCTCCACCACTAAATGTTTTAATATTACTTACTACTTGTCCTATTGGGTCAGTGTCTACATCTACATAAACATTTATCACTGGACTTATTCCATTCATTCCTAATGTTTGACTATTTACTCCATTAGCATAAGGATTAAACTTTTTAGGTACTACTGCTTCACCTTTATGTATCATAGCTAAAGTATCTTCTGGTACAAAATTAGTACCTACATTTAATCTTGGAATTTCTCCTATATTAAATCCTTTTCCACCAATGCCTGGTACCCAACTAGGAATTTTAATTTTATTTAATCCACGAATAAACACATTTATTCCATCTATAATCCAATTTAATGGTGTTTTAAATATATTAAACAATCCACTAAATATATTACTAAATATGTCTTTAACACCTTGCCATGCTTTTTCCCAATTTCCAGTAAATACTCCAGTTATAAAATTAATAACTCCTTGGAATATTCCTTTAATGCTTCCAAATATTTCCTGTGCTCTTTCTTTTACTGATGTAAATTTTGCAATAGCATTATCTATTAATTTTTTAATTATCTCCCAAATTTTTTCTACTATCGGTTTAATAAATTCCCATATACTTTGTATTATTGGTTTAACAAAATCAACAACTGCTTTTATTCCTGTTTTAATTCCATCAAACATTTTATTGACAAAATTTCTAAACCATTCACATTTATTATATAAAGTTACTATTGCAACTACTAATGCAGATATTCCTGCTACTATTAATCCTATCGGATTTGCCGTTAATACTGCCCATAGAACTTTAAATAATCCAGCTACTTTTTGTACTATTAAGAAACCTGCTAACACATTTATAAATGTTAATACTGGTCCTGCAATTGCTATAACCATATCTTTATTTTTAGTTAACCAATTTAATAAATCAGTTAATGGTGGTATTACTTTTTGTAAAGCACCAAATAAATCTTCACTTACTGCACCTGCAAATACTCCAACGGCTTCCTTAAAGTTGCTCATAGCACCATTATATGTTTTAGATTGTTTTTGCATAGCACCATAATATTTTCCACCATCTTTAGATGCTTTTTGTAATGCTTTTGATAACATATCATATGTTACATCCATTTTTGAGGCTTCTTCACGAGTTGTACCAATACTATCTGCTAATAAACCATATATATCAACTCCTGCATATGCAAATTGCTTTATGTCTAATGCACTTGCTTTACCAACATTCTTGATTTGTTGTAGGTTTACTGCCATTCTTGATAATTCGGCATTCCCACCACCACTGGCAGATATTGCATCACCTAATGCTAATATGTCGGCTCTAGCTTCTTCGGCAGTTAGACCAGTTGATAATAACAAACTTTCTGCTTGTGTTAAACTAGATACTTCAAATGGTGTTGCTAATGCATCTTTTTTAATTTGTTCTAATATAGAATTTGCTTCATCTGCACTACCTGTTAATGTTTCTAAACGAGTTAAATATGTTTCTATTTCTGCATTATATTTAACACCTGTACTTAACAAAGCAGTTACCATTATATCTGTTGCTGCTGCAATTCCTAATAATGCTGTTTCACCTTTTGCTTGTAAATTTTCAAAGTCTTTTTGCAATTGATCTTGTGCTTTCTCTGCTTCAGTTGCATCACCTTTGAATTTTATTAATACTTCTGCATTATTCATATTGTTTTCTCCTTTCTTTTAAAATAAAAAGTAGAAGTTTTACCTCCTACTCTAAAGGATTTATGCTGATGTTACTTCAGTTGCTTTTCCTATTAATTGCATTGTGAATGAGAATTCACTCTCATCTTCTGCAGCTCCACCTAAATCACTAACATTAAGTGTAGCATTTGCTTGATATGTTGTATATTCTAAAACTGAACTAGATACACCACTCAATAAATCAAATTTAATTTGAATTCTATTGAATTGTGATATTTCACCATCTCCAATTAAAGTATGTACTCTATCTAGGATTGCAATATCACCATCATTGTTAACATCAAGCTTTAATGTACCTGCTAGGTTAACACTTGCACCTGTAACGATTTTTCTTTGTAATGCATCACAGAATACATAAAAATCCTTTTCTTCAAATTCAGTATTAACTGTTACTTCTGAAGTTGTACAAATTGTAGTCCATACTGGTACTTCTTCAGTTCCTGTGTTAATTGCTAAATTTTTGATTAGTTCTCTATTACTTATAAACCAATTCATAATAATTTCCTTTCTATGCAATTCTATTAACTATGCATTGTAATGTTGCAGAATATGCAACTCTACGAATATCTTGGTATGCAATAGTCCTAGGATTTGCAAACTGTTTTACTAATATTTGCCATTTTTGGATTTCTACTTGATCTCCATTTTCGACAGTCCAATCAAAATATATATTTTTTCCTATTAAGTTTCCAATAATGACACTTGTGTCTTTAGCATTTTTAATATTGTCCCCATATACATCTACATTAAAATAGTTGTATATGTTAGTTCCATCATAAAAGATTACCTTTTGTCCTGATTGCTCTTGTACTACTATTACTTTAATATCATCATCGTTAGTAGAATATTCGGCTTTTACTAAATAATCATCTATAATGCTATCTAAATAACTACGTAATACAAGATTTTTATTTTTAATATCTTGCTCACTCATATTATATCTCCTTTAAAGATCTATTTACTGCTTCTGTTAATATAGACATTCCATTTTTATTTAATACACTATAATACCATTGTGGCTCTGTATTTGGATTTGTCCAGTTAGCATTTTTCATTTTCCACACATAAGTAGCATAACTAACACCACGAGTTAATCCATATTCTTTGTTACTACCCGTAATAGGTTCTGCTATTTCTTGTCTTTCCAACTCTCCAGTTCGATATGGAAATGCTCGTGTAGATTTTGTTAGTTCTCTTGTAAATAATGCACAATTATAAATTGTCTTATCTTCAAATTGATTAATTTGCTCTATGGGTAAATCTTTTATTATTTGTACTTCAATATTCATTTTACTGCTAATATTATATTGGCAACTTTATTCCAAATCCAGTCATCTTGGCATTTTATTATTGAAAATGTTTTACCATTTATTACTAATTGGTCGCCCTCTTTAACTGGTGTATTACCTTTTACGATAAAATAACCAGTTGCTTCAGGTACTGTATATGTTCCAAATCTAACACTCATATCTACATTGTAAGGACAAACCTTTATGCTTACTTCTTGTTTATCTTGGTCATCATAATAACCACTTGTGTTTCGATTATTTTGTATTAAGGTTGCTCTAAAACCATTTACATTAAACATATTATTCTCCAAAAGGTAAATTCATTCCCATGCCATAATTGATAGGATTTCCACGATATAAATAACCATTAGGGTGTGTTGCATCGCCATTTCCAAGTGTTCTTAATGCATTTTTAGAAATATCACTAATTAAATCACTTTTCATTGCTCCTGCTTCTATTGCACCACGATTATCTAAACAAGGAATATCGTACTCTAATATAAATCTTAATTGTTCCATACTGGCATTTTTAACAGCTGGTGGTACGGTATCGGTATTCCAACTTGGGTCACGATACCTTAAACCAACTTGTGAATATATCATTTCACAGGCAATTTCAATTTGATAATTTTCTACTGCTTGTGAATATTTTTCTTGAAATTCTTCTTTTGTAAAGAAAGTCATATTAAGACCTCCTTTTTACTATGCAGATACTTCTTCTACTAATCTAATGAT